TCTGAAAGAAGATTAGCATTCATTAGAGGTGACTTGAATGCTACCAGAGAAAATCCTGCCGCCTACAAAAAACATGTGATGCCTGTGATAGGCAAAGGCGATGCATATACTTGGTTTCATCACGGATTACTTAATGTGCAGACAGGAAATCATGATAAAGATCCAAACTTTCAAGAGCCAACATTTGAGGAATTGTATGAAGAGATGTGGTTAACAGCACCAAGAGGTGATTTCTACGATGCCTACAAACTTGTTAAAAGTTGGAGAGATGCCTTACAGAAAGCATTTTGGGTAAACAAAGGCAATCCAAACAAGGACAAACTTGTTGATGCTCTCAATAAGATGATAAATGATCCAGAGTCAGTGGCCGCTATAGAAAAGAAAGTGGGCAAGTATGAATGGAGAACAGGTGCAGAAGGCGACGCCGCCGTGCGAACACTGAAGTCTTTTATCACTCCAGGCGCTCTTAAGACTCTTGCAGACTTTGGAAAAAATCAATTAGGATACAATGCAATCTACAAGGAAGAGTTAACCAAGTAGATGTATATTTTGTTTACAGGGGCACCAGGGTCAAAGTGGAGTAGTGTGGTTAAGAATATCTACTGGAGTGATGACGTAGATCACACAGATTATTCTGAACAAAGAACCTACTGGCACGATGCCGATACCCCTGGACGCAAACATCTCATGCACATAGGAGCCTATTGGGATCCTGGAATGGAATTTGACAACGAAGATTGGGATGGTCCTTTCTCTGGCAAAGGAAAACGTATTGTAAAGTCACACACGTTTGCCCATAACTTAGACACATTGAAAGACAAAGGATATCCAATTGTAATGGTTTACAGAAATGACTATGAATGTTTGGAGTGGTGGAAACTGTGTGGAGAGTTTGGTATCACCTATCCTAACTATCAATATTTTGAAAACCTTGATAAAATGTGGACACACATACAAAATGAAAACAAAGATACAATGCAGTTCATTAAACATAACAGCGAACGTATTACAAGAGTTAACGACAACGTTGATCTGTGTAGATTACTCGAAATAAAATTTCCAAACACAAAAGGTAGGATACATAATTACGGTCAGAAAGGTATCCAAGTTTATGTCTACAAGTAATTGGGAAGACGCAAAAGCAAGAAGCACCTATCACTTTAACAAATGGCACTGCGACACTGACTGTGTGGAGCACCTAGGTAGATTCACAGGCGGTTGGCAAACTGAATTAGGTGCAGTGATAAATGACGCTAAACCATTGAACTGGAGCAATAGGCGAGAAGGCACTGGCAGAGAAAACGTCAACATCGATATTGAAGCCGAAGAAAACGACCTAAAGAAAGCAGGAGCAGATCCTAAGATGACCATATACAGAGGTCTGAAAGATTTTACTAAATGTCCAACTCTACAACGAATGACCGATTACTTTGCATTAGATAAAACAAGATCAAAATTGCACATCCAATTTACAGGCGAAGTCCTTAACATGCACATTGATAAGTTATATGACCTTGATGCAGATACAGATAAAGTTATTAGAATAATGGTCATGTTACAAGATTGGGAACCAGGACAATTTATCATATATGGAAATCAACAATATGACAGATGGAGAGCCGGCGACATACATAAATTTGATTGGCCAAATATTCCTCACGCAACAGCAAATGCCAGTAATAAGCCAAGACCTATGTTGGTAATTACAGGTGTTGCCACAGCAAAAACTCAAGAAATACTATCAAAATCTATTCAAAAAAAGATTTAGACATTTTTGCATTTCTAATATATAATTAGGTGCATGAATAACAAAATATTTGCTGAACTTATTAATCATAGTCAAAAAGATATTTCTAAAATTACTCTGCCATACATTCAAGAAACTTTCGGAGTCAAAGTTTCACGTTGCGATAGTATAGAAAAATATGCTGAAGCAATAGACGATGCCTGTTTACACAAATACTTTTCTAAGTATTGGCAGAATGATATGAAAAAATGGAAGTATTCAGGACTAGCACTCATAGACGAAGTGAATAGTTTAAAACCTCGCGCCGTGTTAGATGTAGGCTGTGGATACAACGAATTCAAAGGCAAGATCGATAATCTGATTGGTATTGATCCATACAACAATCTTGCAGATCATGAAATTGGAACATTGGAATATGTGACTGATAAAAAATTTGATGTAATATTGTGCTTGGGTTCTGTTAATTTTGGCAGTAGAGATAAAATTATAGCAGAGGTTTCACGTTGTGTGGATCTACTAGCAGATGGAGGCACAATGTTCTTTAGAGTCAATCCAGGACTCGCACATGACAAACCAGAAGCAGATTGGATTGAATTTTATGCTTGGAATGTGCCATTTATAATTGAACTTGCGGAAATGTTTAATTTGAAAATACTAGACATTAGAGACGATACCAATCAAAGAAAATATTTCATTTATAGAAAAGTATAATGACACAGACAGAGCAGTTCAAAAAAGAGTGGATGCCTGACTATGATAGATTTCAGTTTAGTGGTTGGAGACTGTTACAGCAATTCAGACCCAAAGACCGTATACTGGACATAGGTTGTGGATACAATCTGTTCAAAGAAAAACTGGGTGACCGAGTGTATGGAATTGATCCTGCCAATGATGCCGCTGATGAATTAGTCAGTTGGGAAGACTACAAACCAAAGGCAGAATTCAATGTGTACCTTGCCTTGGGCAGTTTGAACTATGGCAGTGAAGAAGTGGTAGAAGCACAAATCAAAAAATTAGCAGATATCACTAAAAAAGGTGACAGAATTTATTGGCGTCAAAATCCTGGAACAGGTCCACACCCTTGGAAAGACAACGACGACGTAGTGTTTTATCCATGGACCATCGATAAAAACTATGAATGGGCAAAAAAGTATGGCTTTTATGTGAAAACCTGCCATCCTGACACAGGTGATAGGATTTATGCGGAGTGGTTTAAGGGCAACGAGTACGAATACTTTGCTTTTTTGACACAGGATAAAGAGTAAATACAACAAATGCAAAGAAACACAAAAAGTATATTAGAAGAATTAGGCAATATTTCATTTCGCAAGGACAAAGAAGAAGTGGTTGAAAGTCGTGCATCTCATATATTAGAAAGTGCTATAAGATTAATGGGGTATATTAGAGAAAACTTTGATCAAGACACAGCATTTAAACTTGAAAAACGGTTTCACAGTGCATTAAAAAACATGGATGCAAGTAAATTTTCCAAAGGTGTAGCAAGAATTAAAGAGAACAAAGAAATCAAACAAAATCTCAAAACTGTAGACGGCGAATATCAAGAGGATTAACAATGATAGTCGAAGAAATTCTCAACGAATTCAAGAGAACACATCTTGAGCATATAGAAGATATCATCTTATATGACGGCTTCGAAGGAGGCAAAGCAGTTGTAGAATATTTTCGAGGACTGTTACTGACCTTGAAAGGTACCAGTTCAGAAAAAATAAGTGTGTCAGTGAAATGGGACGGGGCACCCGCTGTGGTGTGTGGTATCAATCCTGATAATGGTAAATTTTTTGTAGGCACTAAATCAGTGTTTGCTAAAAATGCCAAAGTAAATTACACAAAAAAAGATATTGCCAATAACCATGGCACTGATGATCTAGGACAAAAATTATTGAAATGTCTAGTGCATATCAAAAAGATTGGTATGTCAGGTGTGTATCAAGGAGATCTATTATTCACAGACGAAGACATTACAAGAAAAAACATTGACGGCAAACCTAATCTAACCTTTACACCTAACACTATCACATATGCTGTTCCAGAACAATCTGAACTCGGCGAACAGATTGATAGAGCAAAGGTAGGCATTATTTTCCATACCACCTATGTTGGTGATACCTTGAAAGATATGGACGCCCAAGGAGGCGCAGACGTAAGTGGCTTTACCAAATCACCAGATGTGTTTTTTGATAATGCAACTTATAAGGATGTATCAGGTAGTGCTAAATTTACAAATGAAGAGACTGCTGATTTTTTAGCGCAGATAGATAGACTAGAAAAACTGTTGGCCAATGTTCCGCGTAATCTAAGTAATCTGTTTGGAGCCAATCAAGACTTTGTACCGTTTTTCCAGATGTACATTAACGCAATGGTCAAACAAGGACAACTACCAGGCAACAGCAACCAATTTATCAAAGGATTTCAAAAATTTTACATTGATCGAATGCAACAACAGATATCAGGATTAAAAGCAGAAAAGGCTTTGAAACTAAGACAAGACAAAATAAAACAAATGCCACAGTTTTTAAACAAATTAAAAGCACCTTTACAAAACATGTTGAGTTTCTACAAGCAAGTACAATCAATGAAAGGATTTGTTTTACAGAAAATGAATCAAGCCATGGCAATTGGATCTTTCCAACAGACTGAAAACGGATTAGAAGTCACAGAGCCAGAAGGTTTTGTTGCTGTTGACAAATCTGGATCAGCAGTAAAATTAGTTGATAGATTGGGATTCTCAAGAAGAAATTTAACTGCGATCAACAAATTCAAAAAATAAATTTATTGTTGCATTAATTTGGCGTCCCAGATATTCAGTGTCAAACAATCTATCGTAATTGTGTTGTCTTAAAGATTGTGTTTGTAGATATAGGTCCTGCCAATTAATGGATCTCAACTGCTCACACAAAGTGACTATCTTATTAATCCGTGAGTCAGGATCTATTTCCAAATCATAACTTTCATCAAAATATTGTGCAAATGTTTTAAAACCAATCTCTCTAACTTTTTGAAGATACAGATGGTTGCCGTGCACCACAAAAGGTTGTTGTGCAATAATAGGCTTCCATATTTTTTCTGTGATAAACACTTCATTGGCATTGTCATTTGTTTCAGATATTAAACTAAATTTTGTATGGTTGTATGGCAATTCGTATATGTCTTGATCCATGCCACGATAAGGATAATCTTTGCACCAAGGCAGTTCATAATTTGTATCAAGTTTTTTTGTGGGCCAATTACTGTACAAACTATTATCTAAAATGTGCTTAGGTAGACTTCGCAACAATTTTTTCCTATGTTCACGTCCCTCTTTGTTTAGAAATAAAAAGTCATAATGTTTTTCTGAGTGATCGAACTGCAATTTATTGTGTAAATGTTTTCTATACATGTAAAACCAAAACCAACTAACGCCACCAGTCCACTTGATATGATCTATGTCATATTCAGGATAACATCTATAGTTGTTTACATTATCCAAACTCTCCCACGGAGTTGCTTTTATAAATTTGAAGCCTTGACTGTGTAGCAACTTACAACGCTTGTCTAGTTCAGCAATAAATTCACTGTTGTTGTGCAAACGGCTATTGGTGTATCTATAATCAATAATGGCTATCCTACGATCATATGAATCTAAATCATAGTTGTGCAAAGTATAATACTCTCCTGTCATGTCAAAAGTTTGATCTGGAAACGTATGCATATTGATAAAATCTTCTAGGTCTACATGAAAGCCTGTCTTCATTATGTCCGTTAATATAAAATTTCGTTGCATATAGTCTATAAATATGTGTATGTTAACACCTTTTTTACAGTATGTATCTGAAGGTAGAGTTGTAAGAAGGCAAAGCGATCTACAAAGATACACATTTCAGGAAATCACAGAACGTATATACCTTGCGTTTTTAACATTGACTCTATTGCAAAATTTCAAACAAACACAAGGATTTGTACAAAATTATGCCAGAGATACATTGACATATGGCACTTTTGATAGAGTTAGAACCACATCTAATGATCTCCACAACATGTTGGCAGTGGTAGCAGGTGATCCTGAAATTACTAAAAAGTTAGCCAACAAGAATGTTGCTATGGCACTAAGACAAAGACAGACCGTGCCTGTGTTGGCTTTGAGAAGATATCTTCGTGACTTCAAAAATGCTTTTGGTTTTTTAACAAGTCTTGAAAGATCGTTAGGCATAACCAACATGGACTACAAAAATCTTCGTAGGGCCATCGCTGACTATCCTGCTTTAGATAATAAAAGAAAAAAAGTTACCACTACAAGACTTTTGCAGGCCTTAAAGGCAAAACTGTCAGGAACGGATTTACAAAGAAAAGCACAAGAATTTGCTGACAAGCAAAAACTAGAACTAGATAATGTAATTGATGCAGAAAGAACCGTGCCTGGTGCTGAAATTACCCCTGATGAATTCACAGGTTATCGACTGTTGACAGGTGCTGGCAATGTAAGACGTGCTAAAATTGCCGCTGACCTAGTCAAGCAAGGCAAGGCCGTGCCTGCTCCGGTTATGCAGGCCTACTCACCTATAATCCGCATGGTGGACGACATTGTAAAAGGTGGTTATACTTTTGTAAAACTTTTCCAGAATATACATCAAAGAGCCAAAAAAAAGTAGTTTTTCTTAATAATATCGCTTAATTTACCAATATTACCACTAAATAATAGCAATTGACACCGGAGCGGTGTCAGGGTCATTATAATCAGAGAAAAAGGAGGATTAAAAATGGCAACTGAAAACAACACAACATTCGTGGCGGCTGACAACAGTTCTTTACTAGGTAAAGAGTTAGAGTTCATCACGATTGATGCAGGTGAGGAGTTAGCGAATCACCAAGCAAAAAACGAAACGCAGAACGCGATCGAAAACACGGTCAGAGTATACGGTAACATCGTAGGTGCTGGTCCATTGTTTGATACTAATGCGTCTAGAACATATATTGTCGAAGGAACAGACATGTTCGTTGGAGCACCAGCAAGTTCAGGTGGAACTTTTACATTCACTGAATCAGGTGCAGACGGATCATCTGTTGGAACATTACTAGCGGCTTTAAAAGCACTTGGTACTGTCGACAGTATTGACTTAAACGATTCTGGCACAACTGCTAAGATCGAAAACTTAGAACTGTAATCATTAGTTAAAGGAGAATAAACAATGGCTTACGACGGAACATTACCGGCAGGTGGACACGGAAATTTTGTTTCACCAAACACAGCACACGAGGCAGATGGTGTTGAAGTAGACTTCATTACTGTTGATTACATTTCAGCGATGAACGCAGAAGTTACTCACCCTCTTGCATCGGCGAACACAGCGGGTCTTCAATTATCAATGGAAGCAATCCAAAACCAAGGTGTTAACATCTTGGGTAAAGGCGTTTTGTCAAACTCAAACACAGAACAAACTTACATGGTAAGAAGAGACTCTTTAGATACAATTAGTTCTACAACGACAGTGGCGGCAATTCAGGCGGCAGTTAGAGCCTTGAATGCACTAACACCTGACAAAGTTACAGCAACTATATCATCTGCAACAGCGGCTGATAGAGATATGGGTGACACTTCAGTTGGAGCGTAATAATAGCAGAATAGGAGGAAACTAATATGCCAATAAGCAAAAACAACTTTAGTCATGTGACTAATACTGAACTAGAAGGTGTAGAAACATCTTCCTTCACTGTGGACTTTATCAACGACATGTCTGCTGAAACTAGCGACTTATCATCTGGATCTGCAACAGCAGGTTTAGAGGCAGTAAGAGCAGTTATTGGACAGCACATAAACATCCTTTCAGAAGGACCGTTAGTTGATTCAAACACACAGAAAACTTACACAGTTAGAACAGACTCTCTAGGTACTTTGATATCAGGTGGAACGTTACAAACGGACATCAGAGCGTTGAACGGTGCAGGTAGCGTTACAGCCACTATCAGTAGTGCAACAGTAACAGCAACTGACATCGGTATCTTAACTGCGGCGGCTGTATAATAATTCAGTCTTCGGTAAGTAGTTTACCAAAGGGCGGATCTTTAATTAGGTTCGCCCTTTTTTCTTTGCGTAAATAATCACATGCCAACACATCTAGACGAAGCCATTAAAATAATCCTTAGTGCAGATTCCAAGTTACGAGACAAAACTCCTAGGATATATCAACTGCCAAAAGAAGAACACATGCCAAAGGCATTCACAAATCTAAAACGTATGCGTTTTTTGAACCATGATGTCAGTGCAGGCAGAAACATCAAACGTTGGCTATGGCGAGATTACAATCCTGAGATAATATTACAACAGCCACCTTTTGACAAGTACGAAGATCAAAGTGAAATATTCACACTAATAAGAAATCCAGCAGACCGTTGGTGGTCCGGTATCAAAGACATGTTTTATTTCATGCCATGGTACACTTGGTGGACGAATGAAAAAATAATGACACAATGGCCTCACTTCACACGTGGCACGCTTAGATTACACGATGTTATGCAAGAAGTCAAACCACAACATCTTATCAAATGTGACAGCGGACTCAATGACAGAATTATTAATTTTGCAAAAAAACATGGTCTACTTTGCTATGGCAACATTCCGCACGAGCGAGCACTAAGACATTCTAAGCCTGACGTCAAAAAACTAGAAGACAAAGGAGTACAAACACTCAAAGCATGGCTACGAGACAATCCACAAAGGCAAAAACAGTTAGATGAATATCTAGAGCCTGACTGGCAATATTGGAGCCAAGTTGAGTACCAAGACTAATGTACGAATTCAGAGTCCACACCCTGGTTGATATCACTGACAACGGAAATCTACAAAAAACATTTCCTTTCAAAACCAAAGCCAATGAAGTTGTACACAACAAAGAAACGCTGGCCATTGCTAAAAATCAAAACAGTAATTTTAACACCATGTTACAGTTACTCCAGATGAGAGGTAACATCACATGGGATAAATCTCCCATGAGAATAAACGATACTCTAGGCAATTCAGCATTTGGGTCAGCCTACGAAGGCAAACAGAACAGTTGGCATTTTCAATTTTTTGTGGAGCAATTGAATGTTTACGGGGATGAATCTGTGCCCACGGCACAGTTGATTGAAGATTTCCACCTGGTGCCTGTGGTTAATTTCTGCAAAGAAACTGCCACATTTCCTACCAGTACATTTTTAACCACCGACGCACACACATTAAACACATACTTTTCCTACGCTGGTTTTCATAATAAATAGTATTTGATTAAGGCAAAACACAAGGCTCGCAAAGGCAATGGATCAGGCAAATGTACAGGCTCTAATATTCGAGGTACGAAGCCTCAAAAATGAGATAAAAAATTATATGAGTACAACTGATTTAGAAAAAACTAACCTAGAAGCACACGTGGATCTTTGTTCTGAAAGATACAAAGGCCTACACGATAGACTGAGTGCGATTGAGGTTCGTCTAGGTAAGATGAATGAAGAAATGACAGCAGGTCATAAGAGTCAAACAAAAACTATCATTGCCACTGCCGGCACAGTGGTAGCAGGATTACTATCAACAGTGGTTGTTATCCTGATGAAAATGCCTGGCTAAGATAATTACAATTACCAATCCAACATATGTTTATACAAATTGCACCCAAGGTGAAAGTGTATGTGACCAAAGAACAACTAGATTTCATACGCAACCACTCTGACGCTACTTTTCGTAAAACGGATCTAGAACCACAAGAGATAGAATTAGCACAAATGTTGGCAGACAAGGCCATATTTGTACGTAAAAAACTTGACAACGATGTGCAATATGCTTTAAATAGACGCATAAGATTTGTGCGTGATGGTTTCAAAAAATAAACAAGAACTGGTAAAGCAAATAGAGGCTTATGGATTGAAGCATAAGTTGGCTGAACTCGCACGACGAGAAGAGGCTAAGAGGCCTTTTCGTCATCTACCCAAACAATTTTCCAAAGGTATTTTAATTGGCAACATAGCCATTGTCCCTAAAAAATACACAGGAACAAGATATGTGTATGTGATCGCAGACATGATGGAGGCCAAGATACTGTTTGAAGACATCAGCCTTAAACAAACTGCAATTCTTGTGGCACATCACATTGCAGAAGGCTTGCCTGCACCTGCGAACGTGATAGAGTATGACACACATTTTGCTTCAAAACTGTTTGAAATACAAAGTTCAAAGTCCATGATTAAACTTGCTGAAAAAGAACACAACGAAGCACAGGCAGAAATATATCAACAGCGATTGGAGGACGCACACCGTCTAGCGGACGAATACAAAGCGAAAATACAAGATATTTTCCATTCAACCTTTGAAGGCTAGATAATAAATAAAACAGTATGAAGAGTTTAGAACTTACAAAACCAGTTACATCAGAATCATTATTATCAGAATTTGAGTCAAGATTCAACCAAACAATGGATCTTAACAAGTTTACAAAAGAAGAATTAGAAGACACAGCAAATCATATCAGAACAAAAATACACAATATCACACAAAACACACATTTTGGACATGAATTAAAAGATGATGCTTATCAAAAAAATCAAATGATGTTGGATATTGTCAATCAGGCCATCACAGAGTACGGTGAAAAAGAAAAGTCTGCGGCGGCACAGGCCATTAGTGCCAAAGACAAATTAGATAAAGGCTTGACTTTAGGTCAAGATGAGAAAAAATTAGTAAGTAAAATGTTAACCAAAGAAGGTGTAGAAGAACAATCAGAATTAATATTAGCGGCCAAGGACATGATGGACAAAGTTACAGGTTACTTGGAAGATCTAGCAACAATGAAAACAGAAGGTATGTTAGAACTAGCAGACAGAATCAGAGATGAGATGGGAGCAGACAAGGCTGATGCTTTCATGCAAAAGATCCAGCCGGCAATTGAGCAGGCAGAGGCAACACTCACAACAACTAGACAAGAGTTAGATAACGGTGTAAGAATTTTGACCGGAGAGGAAGTTGCCACTGATACCATCGGCGCAGATGACTCAATGAATATGGACACAGACCTAGACTCACTAGACTCCGAAAGCGATGAAGAGTCAGACGAGTTTGGGACCTCTGATGCTGAAGCAGGTGGCACAGAACCAGAAGGCAGAGAACAAAGAGAATCCAAAGAAGTGTTTGAAGCATCAAACAGAATCCTCGGTAAACTAGCGGGGAAATAATCCCGTGAGATTTTACGAATTTCAAAACAAAGATTTAGAGTCGGCACTGGTTAACACACTGTTGAACATGCAGGGTGATGCTAACGAAAAAGATCAGGCAACAGAAATCAGTTTTGATGCAGTGCAAAGCATTATGAACAACACAGGATATCCTGCTTTCAATTACGATGTATTCAAACAGATGTATGATACTGGTAAAACTTTGAAGAACATGATTGCAGATTTTAACCAAGAAAAAATCGTTGTGAAAACAGACAAGGAATCTGAAGACAATCCCGAAATGGATTTTGACAATCAAGGTAGCACAGACAAAGTTAAGCAGATGGCCAAGTCTGCAATGAAACGTAGACAGTAAACAATAATTATCTACATGTCTAGCAATTACATCACGGTTGATGGGATCAATCATATCAATGCTGAACTAAGCAATTATTGTAATGCCGCTTGTCCGATGTGTGCAAGATTTGACTCTGAACAAAATTTAAATAAGGACATTACCAACAACAGTCATACAACTCTCGAAGTGATCAAAAATAAAATTGGGCCAAGAGTCATCAAAAATTTATGGCGATTTAGATCGTGCGGTAATGTTGGCGATGGCACTATGAATCCCGAGTGTGCAGAAATCTATGATTATGTGAAATCTGTCAATCAAAAAGTCGACCTATCAATTAACACAAATGGCGGAGCACGTAACAAAGAATTTTACAAAAGTTTGGCTGAAATTGGTGTGAGAGTAATTTTTTCCATTGACGGATTAGAAGACACTAATCACCTGTATAGAAGAAATGTTAAATGGAGCAAACTGTTTGAAAACGTTGAAAGTTTTATAAATGCAGGAGGTACTGCCCATTGGGATTTTTTGGTGTTCAAACACAATCAGCATCAGATAGATACCGCTGAACAGTTGAGCAAAAAGTTAGGATTTAGTAGATTCAATAAGAAAGCCACAACAAGATGGGACGACTTTGATGCAAAAGGCACATGGTTGCAAAGAGACAAAATACAAATTGATTCATATGCTCTTGAGAAACCTGAAAATAAAAAGATAATAGATGTGGATAATAAAAGAGACGTGAAAGTAGAGCATGTTAAAGTTAAAAAAATAAAGTGCCATTCATTTTCAAATAATAACGTTGAAATATTTTTACACGCCAACGGGTATGTGACTCCATGCTGTTGGTTAGGAGATTTAAATATACATGGCCCTCAAGTGCTTAGAAAATTTTATGCAGGTGCAAATATAAATTTAAGATCATTAGAAGAAATATTAGGAGGCACTTACTTTAAATTTTTAGCACAATCTACACAAGGTAGAGTTACTGCATTAAGAACTTGTGAAAACGTATGCGGAATACAATAATGAGTAAGACTTATTGTGCAAAACTTTGGAATCATCAATACATTCACATGAGTGGTAGCCTTAGATATTGTTGTGCTACAATGCATGATATCATAGATAAAAACAGCAATCGATTACACATCAATAACAACTCATTAAAAAATACTTGGAACTCCAATGATGTTAGACAAACAAGATTAAAAATGATACGTGGCGAACCAATATCAGCCTGTGTTAAGTGTGTTGATCAAGAGGCCAGAGGTTACAAGTCTATGCGTGAAACACACAACATGGAAAAAAACTTTGCTTTGACCAAACAGGATGGTTCAGTTGATATTATGCCTACAACAATGGAATTACATCTTGGCAATCTTTGCAATCTAAAATGTAAAATGTGTGGACAACAATACTCAAACCAAATAGGAAAAGAACTTCTTGAAATAGGAAAAGACAACAAAGATTTTCTTGATTGGGTTTATAAAGAAAGCGGTAATGTTAATATATGGACCAACAATTTATCTGTAGAATACAGATGGTTTCAAAATCCAAAAATCAAAAACAAGTTATTTGAATACGTTTCTAAGAACATTAGGAAACTTACAGTAATTGGTGGAGAGCCAACTGTAATTCCAGAGTTTTGGGAACTGTTTGAATACTTAGAACAAAGAGATACGCTAAAAAACTTGTCTATCACTCTTACCACAAATCTTACAAATGTAAATCCTAACTTAACAAAGTGGTTACCTAAATTAAAAAAGTGGACAGTATGGGCAAGTGTTGATGGAATTGGTGAACGAACCGAATACATAAGATATCCTAGCAACTTTAAAAAAATTTGTGAAAACTTACAGTTTTATAAAAACTTATTAGGAACCAACGGTGATATTACATTAAGTCCAGCAATTCAATTATTGAACATAGACCAGTTAGATGATATTATAAAATGGTGGTTAGAATTTAGTGATGGTAATTTTGAAAAGCAGTTTGGCATTTCCTGGATGGCACAAGTTCATTATCCAACAATCTGTAACTATGATATATTACCTAAAGAGTATAAAGATAAGATAGCAAATAAGTTAGAACAGTCAAGTGAACAATTTAAAAAGTTTTCAACTATAACAAAATATTACAACAACCAGATAACAAACTTAAAACAAAACATTATGTCCAACGAAAAGAAAATCCACTTTCAAAAAGCATTTATAAGATACAACGACACACAAGACAAACACAGAGGAAAAAATACTTGGCGAAGATTGTTGCCAGATTTAGAACAAGCCTTGACACAAAACCTTAGTTAAGTTATAATTAAGTAATGAAAATACCACCAGAAGCACTGCAAAGCAAAGGAATTGCTTATGTGCAACGCTACCAATATGATGAATTAAGTAAAGCATCTCGCAACGGTAAGCGACATTATGAAACTCCAGATGGAAGAACTGTGCCTAGTGTTACCACTGTGCTGTCTGCCACAAAAGATATGACAGCACTCAATGCCTGGCGTAAGCGAGTAGGCGAACAAGAAGCAAAACGCATAGCCACAGAGTCAGCCAACATTGGAACTGTGATGCATCGAAGTTTAGAGAAACATGTCAAAGGAGAAGCACGTAAACCTGGTTCAAATCTGATACAGCAAAAAGCACACACCATGGCAAATGTGATTATTGACAACGGATTGAAGGACATAACCGAAGTATGGGGATCAGAAGTTAGTCTACACTACCCAGAACTGTACGCAGGCACGACTGACCTTGTTGCAGTGTATAAAGGTGAGCCTGCCATATGCGACTTTAAGCAGTCACGTAAACTTAAAAAGAAAGAGTGGATTGAAGACTATTTTTTGCAGTTGGTGGCTTATTCTGAAGCACACAATAAATTGTACGAAACAGATATCAAAACTGGTCGCGTGTTTATTTGCACTCAAAACAATGAGTTTCAAACATTTGAAATTGACCGTTATGAGCACTGGACCAGTGAATGGTATAAAAAACTTGAACAATATTACAAGTTAATACTGTAATAAATAACTGCATTATGCCTATTGTTCAGATATCTAGAATACAACACAGACGCGGTTTAAAGACTGATTTACCGCAATTAGCGGCTGGAGAGTTGGGTTGGGTGGTAGACGAGCAACGTCTTTACATCGGAAACGGCACAGTGGCTGATGGTGCGCCAGCAGTTGGCAACACAGAAATAATGACTGCGGGCACTTCAACTTTTTCAAGTGCTCTCACATACACGTACAAAGGTTACCTAGGAGATTCAACTCCAATTGTGACAGGTGCATCTGGCGATGTATCTAGAACATTACAACAAGTATTAGACGATCGTGTAAGTGTTAAAGCATTCGATGCCAAAGGCGATAACTCTACTGATGACACAGCGGCCATTCAAAGAGCACTAGACGAATTGTACAGCGACAGCACAGATCAAGATGACGTAAGATCTAGAAGAATACTATTTTTTCCAGCAGGCATTTACAAAATTACAGCCAGTTTGACCATACCACCTTTTGCTCATTTACAAGGCGAAGGTCTTGATAAAACAATAATCAGTAACACAGCAAACAGTGCCATTGCAGTAACAGAAGACGACGACGGGCAAGGGTTTGGCAGTATAGGTGGTTCAAGTGCAACTACTCCACAACAAATTCAATTATCCAATTTAACATTCAAGACCAATGCACCTTACGGTGGCTTGTCCTTAGATTGTGTATCTAATGTGTATATCAATCAGTGTAAAATTTTGGGAAGTTTTGATGCTGACAGTTCAAAAACTGATGACTCAAATTCTAAAGGCGTCACAGTGAGAGCACAGTCTGGATTGGCATCTTCAAATATAATTTTTAACCAATGTCAAATAACTGGATTTGCGAGACTGGTAGATATCAGTCACAACACGACCAATGTGAGATTTAACAATTGCGATTTCAGTACTGGTTACTACGGCGCCATACTTGGCGAAAGCATGGACGGATCCACAGGTGGTCTTGACATTGGACCAAGAGACATACAATTTATCAGTTCTAATTGGAGTAGCATTTCACAACAGGCAATCTATGTGAAAGCATCTAGCACCACAACTGGCATAGGCACAAGAAATGTTATATCATACGGAAACTGGTACAGTTCCACTGTTGCAAATAACTTTGAAGGAGTAGGCAGTGTAAACGAAGTTCCTGTGATACAATATGACAACGATGAATGTAGCAGTGTCATGGACTTCTTTGAAAGATCAGACTCGCGTAGATCTGATGGCAGTTCAGAACTTAATGCCGCTCCAGAATTGCAAGGAATAGGTATACAGACCAAAGCAATCAAATCACAGACTCTCGCAGACAACACATCGACGGCCACCACTATCAATGAATATCCTGCTCTTAACGGAAAAGGAATTAGAATAAAATATAAAATTGTGAGAGGCACACTAGACAGAACAGGCGAATTTGTTATAAGTGCATCGACAACCGCAGTAAGTTTTGATGATACTTTCACAGAAAGCGGAAGTAGTGTAGGAGTTACACTTACCGCTGTGCTTGACGACAAAGATTCTACATCTGGTTCAGAAACTGTTGCATTTAAATTCACAACTACCAGCAGTGGTACCGACGCCACAATTGACTATTCCACAACGATCATAGCATAAACAACATTATGTTATTATTAAACGGTTGCAGTTTTGCCGACAGGTGGGTACCTTCTCAAAATTTTCTTCAGTCCATCGATTGCTCTAAAACAATGAACATATCAATATTGGGTGGCAGTTTTCAAAGGACACTAAGAACATCAATTGAATACTGTGCGTCTTTTGGTAATCCAAAAATGGCCATCATTCCAATCACGTTGGCCAGTAGATGGGAACTAGCATTAGGTAAAGAAGATGTGATCATTGACGGCACCTGGTACAGTATGCAACATCCTGAATATATAGATTTCGATAAATTGGACAAATCCATTTCCAAAGACAAAGTCAAACAGTTAATTGAAAATTATTATGGTGTGATTCCTAATGTGCGATCTACTTGGGACAAGATGTTTACAGAAATTATTGCATTGGCATCTTTTTTTGAATCACAAAATATAAAATATTTGTTTTTTGATATGTGCAACAACTTTGATCATAAACATTTAGCGGGTTATAAAGGATTTGAAAAACTAGATCTAATTAACAATAACAAAAATATTATTAATCTTTTTGAATTTTGTGGTAATAAGTTCATGTATGATACATTATCACCTGTTGAACAAAATAAAATAGATCCATACATGCATCATCATCATGCAACTGAGTATCTTGCGTTAGAAAAGTACCTAATAGACTACTTAAATCGCTAGTTGTGATAATTAAAACCGTAGACAAAAAAGTTTTTTTATCATAATATTAGTATAAAATAAAAATGCAAAACGGCAACCTAGTTTTGTTCTTATGATGGTGATAAAAAAATTGAAAAAAACAACAAAACAGAAGTTTAGATAAATATGGATACACAAAAAATAAAAATCAAAACAAAAAATATAAAAGGCATAATGACAACAACCAACTCTAGTACTATTCAGGTGCAAAAAAGGGATGGTAGACTAGAACCGTTGGATATAAACAAAATTCATTTCGTCGTTGAAGAGGCGTGTGAAAATCTTCCTGGTGTGTCTGCTTCTCAAATTGAAATGAACGCCAACATACAATTCTATGATGGCATGACAACCAAAGATATTCAAAATGTTTTAGTGAGATCTGCAAATGATCTTATCAGTTTGGAAGCACCAAACTATCAATACGCCGCGGCAAGACTGCTATCTTATGATGTGAGAAAAGAAGCACATGGTCAATACGAATACATTCCGTTATTAAAATTAATTTTAAGAAATATTAGACTAGGTGTGTACGACAAAGGCATTGTTGAAAAATACAGCAAAACAGAATTAAAAAAATTAAACACATGGATCCGTAGAGATCGTGATTTAAGTTTCACCTATGCAGGTTTGAGACAAGTGGTAGACAAGTATCTTGTGCAGGACAGAAGCACAGGACAGATATATGAAACTCCACAGGACATGTATATGATGATCGCGGCAACGTTGTTTGCTGAATATCCAACCAAAACAAGGATGACCTATGTTAAAAAATACTATGACGCTATCAGTCAACACAAAATTAATATACCTACTCCTGTCATGTCTGGCGTTAGGACTCCTATTCGTCAGTTCGCAAGTTGTGTACTTGTGGATTCAGACGATACATTACCTAGTATTTTCTCTAGTGACATGGCTATCGGACTCTATGTCGCACGTAGGGCCGGCATTGGAATCAATGCAGGTAGGATTAGAGGTATAAATTCTAAAATCAGAGGCGGTGAAGTTCAACACACAGGTGTTATTCCATTCCTTAAAAAGTTTGAATCAACTGTGAGATGTTGCACACAAAATGGTGTGCGTGGCGGAAATGCAACTGTACACTTCCCGATATGGCATCCAGAGATTGAAGATATACTTGTACTTAAAAACAACAAAGGCACAGAAGACAACAGAGTAAGACGTATGGACTATTCAATACAGATCTCTAAAATGTTTTATGAAAGATTTATTGCTGACGAAGATATCAGTTTGATATCACCTCACATGGCTCCAGGATTGTATGATGCTTTTGGTACTGAGGATTTTGATGACTTATATTTGAAATACGAAAAAGATAAAACTATTCCTAAAAAAACTGTTAAGGCACAAGATCTATTTTTTGATCTTTTAAAAGAGAGAGCAGAAACAGGCAGGCTTTACATCATGAATATTGATCATGCAAATTCACATAGTAGTTTCAAAGACAAAGTATCTATGTCTAACCTATGTCAAGAAATTACATTACCTACAACTCCTATACAACATATAGATGATGAGCAAGGAGAAATTGCACTTTGTATTCTTTCCGCTGTTAATGTTGGAACCTTAAAAGATGTAGCAGAGTTAGAAAACTTATGTGATCTTAGTGTGAGAGCACTTGATCAAATTATCGATTATCAAGATTATCCTGTGAAAGCGGCAGAAGTATCTACTAAAGCAAGAAGAAGTTTAGGTATTGGATATATTGGTTTAGCACACTATCTTGCCAAACATGGTGTACAATACTCAGACCCTAAAGCATGGGATCTTGTAGATAGACTATCTGAAGCATTTCAATATCATTTGCTGAGAGCAAGTTGTAATCTTGCTGAAGAAAAAGGCAAATGTGAAGGATTTGATAGAACAAAATATGCAGACGGCTTACTGCCAATTGATCACTATAAAAAAGAGATTGATGATATTGTACCGCACAAACAAAGAATGGCTTGGGAAAGTTTAAGAAAAGACATTGCCAAACACGGACTAAGACACAGTACACTATCAGCACAAATGCCTAGTGAAAGTTCTTCCGTTGTTAGTAACGAAACCAATGGTATTGAACCACCAAGAGCATTATTGTCAATTAAGAAAAGTAAAAAAGGACCACTGAAACAGATTGTTCCAGGCTTTCCTAAATTAAAAAATGATTATACTTTGTTATGGAACATGCCAAGTAACGAAGGTTATATAAATGTGGTTGCAATGATGCAGAAATATTTTGACCAAGCAATTAGTGGAAACTGGAGTTACAATCCATTACAATTTGAAAACAACGAAGTGCCACTATCGGTAATGGCACAGGACATGTTGAATACCTACAAGTATGGTTGGAAAACATCATATTATCAAAACACTTATGACTTTAAAGGGGAGGAAGAAGAAGTGCAACCTGCAGGTATAGGCGCCACACAAGAAGACGAAGGTGAAGACGTTATTTTAGAGCCAGAAAATCCTAATTTATTAAATGGGGTAAATGGAGCAACTAAGATAAGTACAACCGCAGACGAAGATGGTGAGTGTGAGGCCTGCACAATTTAACTTAAATTATTATGACAAAAACTGTTTTTAACCAGAAGGATATCGATTTCACTAAACAACCAATGTTCTTTGGTGAGGATGGTGGCGTACAAAGATACGACACATTCAAGTATCCACAATTTGACAAACTTAATCAAACCATGATTGGCTATTTTTGGAGACCAGAAGAAGTAAGTTTACAAAAAGATAGATCAGACTATCAAACATTTAGGCCAGAACAGAAACACATTTTTACTTCTAATTTGAAATATCAAACATTATTAGATAGTGTACAAGGCAGAGGACCAAGTCTTATGTTTTTGCCTTACGTATCTAATCCTGAACTAGAAGGATGTATTGTGACTTGGGATTTCTTTGAAGCAATACACTCACGTTCTTACACACACATTATTAAAAATATCTATCCAGACCCCACTGAAGTGTTTGATACAATTCTTAACGATAAAGAAATATTGAAAAGAGCAAAGTCAGTCACAGGAGAATATGACAAGTTTGGAAAAATGGCAGAAGACTACTTTGTCAAAGGCAAAGGCGATGTATTAGATCTTAAGAAACAATTGTATTTGGCTATGATGACAGTGAACTTGTTAGAAGGTTTACGTTTCTATATTTCATTTGCCTGTACTTTTGCATTTGGTGAACTTAAACTTATGGAAGGGTCTGCAAAAATATTATCGTTGATTGCAAGAGATGAGGCCACACACCTTAACTTGTCCACACACGTATTAAAAGCATGGTACAAAGGTGATGATCCTGAAATGACAAAAGCAATCAAAGGCACAGAAAAAACTGTGATACAGATGTTCAAAGACTGTGTTGAAGAAGAAAAAGCATGGGCAAAGCATTTATTCAAAGATGGATCTATTATTGGACTTAATGAAAGACTACTAGGATCGTATGTTGAATGGACAGCAAATAAAAGATTAAAAGCATTAGGATTTGATCCATTGTATGATCAACCAGCAAATCAAAATCCGCTTCCATGGACTCAACACTGGTTAAGTTCAAAAGGTATGCAGGTGGCACCACAGGAAACAGAAGTCGAAAGTTATATAGTTGGTGGCATCAAGCAAGATGTCAAAAAAGGCCAATTCGCCAAATTTAAATTATAATCTTTATTACATATGGAAAATAAAGATTACAAACCAGTCGACACAAATAAGGTAAGCAAAAACACATCACCGTTCACAGGTGCATTAGGTTGGTTAGACAACAGACTGCCGATCTTTAGAATGCTGAAGCATGAGTATTTGGACTTTCAGGTTCCAAAAAATCTCAACTATTTTTGGAGTTTTGGCGGAATACTGATGTTCTGTTTGATAGGTTTAATTATCACAGGACTTGTTTTAGGAATGCACTATAAGCCAAGTGTCAACGAAGCATTTGATTCAGTGGAAAAAATTATGCGTGATGTCAACTATGGTTGGTTAATGCGTTATGCACATATGAATTTGGCATCCTTCTTTTTTATTGCAGTGTATCTGCACATGTTTAGAGGATTGTATTATGGTTCTTATAAAGATCCAAGACAGTTGATGTGGATATTAGGGGTGGTAATTTATTTTCTTATGATGGCCACTGCGTTCTTAGGCTATGTGTTGCCATGGGGACAAATGAGTTATTGGGGTGCAACTGTGATCACAAGTCTATTTGGTGCGATACCATTTGTTGGTGATTCGATTGTGACCCTCCTATGGGGTGATTATTCTGTTGGTGATGCATTTCTTAATAGAGCATTTATATTGCACTGGTTGATTGCATTCTTGATTGTGGCTGTGGTGTTTTTACACGTTGTGGCTCTACACATGACTGGCTCTAACAATCCTGCAGGTGTTGAACCCAAAGACACCAGAGACACAGTATCATTTCATCCATATGTCACAATGAAAGATATGTATGCTTTCTTAATGTTTGTCTTGTTGTTTGCAATGGTATTGATGTACACTCCAAACATGCTTGGACATGCTGACAATTACATAGAAGCCAATCCATTAGTTACTCCTGCTCATATTGTGCCTGAGTGGTATTTTCTTCCATGGTACGCAATTTTACGAGCAGTACCAGACAAGTTGGGTGGAGTTATAGCCATGGTGTCTGCAATCGGAATACTGGCACTACTTCCATGGCTAGACACTAGCAAAATAAGATCAACAGTGTTCAGACCAATATGGAAACAATTCACATGGTTTTTAATTGCAGATTTCTTTTTACTGATGTACTGCGGAGCCATGCCAGCAGAAGGCATTTGGGTGATGCTGAGTAGAGTGGGCACTGTGTATTGGTTTGCATACTTCATTATTTTGGCACCTTTGGTTGGTTGGTTTGAAAAACCCACACCAGTCCCCGAAGCAATACATCTGGCACCTAAGAAATAACAGCACATTTCTGGCACAATAAATAATCACATGCCAGGTATTTCAAGAAACGGAGATTTAGGAGCCACAGGACACGGATGTTCAAAAGTGGCACCTGTAAGAGCAACGCAAAAGACAGTGTTTGCAAATGGTAAACCTATATTGAAAAGAGGAGATCCAATGGCACCACACGAAATTTTAGTGCCTGCCATTCCGCCAATATGTTTAAAACACAAGGCTAATTTGAAAGGTGCTGATCCCACAGTTTTTGTCACTGGTATAGGTGTAGGACGCAGAGGAGATCGTGTGGATAAAGGTAGCATGATGCAATCAAGCAAAAATGTATTTGCCAGCGGAGTTGGAGGAGCAACTGGTCCTGTTGACTCACGAAGGCCGAGAGGTAGACGTGCCTAATAAAGGACTTAAAACACTTGCAGAAGCAACTCCAGACTTTTCAGATCAAGCGTTAGAAAATGCAATTAATAATTTAAAAATAGGCTGGGTAGCAAAGTCTATAGAATTAGATACAGCAATCAATGATAGCACGGTGCTTACAGATTCACAAAAAAATGATCTAAAAGACACAATTGATAATGTGCCTCATATAAATGCAGGCAGATATCTTGGTGATTTGTTAAGGCACACCAAGTCAATCATTGACGGTAGTATATTACCTATAGATAACACTGTGGCTAATCCAGTAGCAGGAACTTTTTTAGAAGCGTTGCAGGCAGTACAATCACTTCAAGATTTGATTCCAACTCTTTTTGGTGTGACAGCCGCACAGAAAAATAGATCAGTCAACGATCATTTTGGCACATTGAACAGCATTTTTCTTGAAACAGAGGATAGTTCTCTTCCGGTTTTTACATCATTACAAAACGCCATCAGTTTTTTAGATAATAAATTTCAAAGTGCCCACTCTACTTTAGGAGTTTCTATTGATAATTTAAAGAACTTTGTAGTTGGCTTGTCCGGCGATTCAACAGATTTTCAAACAAGTTTGGATAACAGGGCAACTGTACTTGCCACTGCTCAAACAGATTTTAATGACGCATTGGCTAATGAGCCATTTCTTACAAAACGTCTTGAATTAATTGCAGGCAGAGAGGCCATAAACACACAGATAAATTTAGAAAATGCAAACCTGCAAAACATCAGAGAGTTTGAGGAAAGTCTTGTTCAATCTTTACAATACACTGGATTAGCAGATAATTCAGATTTGAGAAAATTAGTTATTAATATTTCACAAAATGAAAATTTTAGGAGTTATTTTGAAAATTATGCAACTAGAGAATCTGGACTAAATCCTATATATAGTTCTGTGTTGAGAGATTCTGATAAAGAGTCTACTATTGACGCTGTGTTGGCCAGTAGAGGACTTCCAGATGTGTTGGACTTTTTTGAACTTGAAGCAGTATTAAACAAAGCAAAAAAAGATTCTAGAATTGACAGTAAAGGATTCAGTGGCAACAGTGTCGAAAGTAATATCAAATCCTGCTGTGAACAGTTAGGATTGCTCACATACGGAAACGAATTCAATCAAAGTGAACGTCTTTTGAACAATCTAAATAAAAGAGATAGAGAAATTATAGCAGAAGAATTAGACCTCAATGAGGACGCAGATACTATAAGTTAGTATTATCTTTTTCTTCCCATGTAGTGTTTGCTAGGCTCGTAGTTCCATTTTTTTCCGTGATGTCCTCGAACATCAGCATAGAACATTCTAAGTTTTACAAGCATTTTGATGAGTGGGTTTGTGTTTACTTTCATTATCTTCCAAGTTTCTTCTTTCTACCATATGGTAATTTTTGGGTTTTAACGAACTCCTCCCCACCTTTCGTTATCCACTCAATAGTTACCATTTTAGCATCAGAAGACCCTTGAAATGATCTGATTGCTTTTTTCAAAGACAAAGCCTCTATTTCTTTGACTTCTTTTCCATCATCAAATTTAAAAGTTCTCATTTTTGGCATATACTCTAATTTAGCACAGACTTGACACAATGTCAATATTATGCTTAAATATTCTTGTAGACGTTGAAACATTTGGAATAAGCGTTAGGGACGTCGGGGCAGTACCGACCACCTCCACCAATACTAGGATGGGTGGCTTACGTAATCCCTTTCGGGGGTGAACCAGGATCGACCGATGTGTAAAGAGATGTGGAGTTTACCCAGTTGGAACGAGGTAACGGCCAGTTTTTAAATGCAAACACAAAAGCATTAGGATTTGCTGACCTAACAGTTGGCATGTCTGAAATGAGATTAGCGGCCTAGTCCAATGATCTCGGGGTTTGGCAACACCTGGCAACAGAAGTTGCCTTAATAAGTATTATTATGTGGAAAGTATTCGCAATTGTTTGTATATTAGTCCAAGATCCAATGGGCATAGAGCGGCAAGACTGTCAATTGTTTCATGAGACCAAAGACAATAGATTCGAAACAGAAGAATTGTGTTTGATACAAGCAGAGAAAAAAGCAGAAGAAATGTTTTATGGATTTACCACATACAATATTCCGTTTGAAGCCATGCAATTTGGCTGTGATCAAGAAACCCAGATACAGGAAAATTAGTACACACTTAACTTATATTAGCACATCATAACCAACTACCTGGCACTTAAATAATTGTTACACTGGAGTTGATGATGTTTAAATGGGCACAGAAAAGAACAAACTATTGGACAAAATGTCGAAAGAAGGCACCCAAAGTGCCTGACATCACTTGTCCTGATATTGACAAGGTGCTTGATATCTGTGAAAAAACACTCACAAAGAAAATGACCAAAACAAAATTCAAACAGATAGAACGTATCATGGAAAGATTGAGACGTGACAACGACAGTCTGAGAGAGTCCGGTGTATATTGGCATCATACCTGTCGAGATGCAATCAGAGATCTACTGGGCAAAAAAACCTAAGGTTGACATTACACCCATCTTATGCTATAATAGTGATGTATTTGTAGACTTTGTTCTATTGTTGAACGCATCTATTGATACAACATATAGTACCATAGGAGGATTTTTATATGTCAAATGTACGAACACTTCTTGACGTTGTAGAAGAAGTCAAAAGAGAAGCACCAGAAGATGTACCTAACTGGATAAAAAGGTACGATGAAGCAAAAATTAATCTCAAAAACAAATTAGATCAAGGCTTTACATTGCCACTTGGCACTGAAGCACATCCTTTAGAAGACTTTGCATTTAATTATTCTGTTCAACGTGACGTACGACCTGGACACGTGATGAACATTATGAGAAAGTTTGATCCCAGAGTGTGTTGCCCTGTGTCAGCAGTAAGAAGATCAGATGGAAAAACACTCTACATTTTTGATGGACAACACAGAGCAGTCAGTCTTGCATTATTGGGATTCAAAAGCATTCCGGTTACCATTGTAGAAACTGATGAACCTGCGTTTGATGCCATTGCATTTGAAATAGTTAATGACACAGGTATATTGAGGGCGGGCACAGAAGAAATACACAGAGTATTACTACACAGATATAAAATGGGAGAAACAGATGTTGAAGGTAGACCATGGAAAGCAAGACAGGTACAAGACGCTTTTGATACGGTTGGTATAGATTTAGAACCAAAACGTGTAAGAAAAAGTACAGGTAAATGTGGACCAAATCCTTTTTACTTTTCACATTTTGATTATGCCTATAAAGGTTTAACGATGGCTGGTAAGCAAGGCTTGTTACAGGCATTAGAAGCAATCAAAGAAACATTTCCTGATGAAGACGGTGGAGAAATCAACCAAGGCTTGTTTATTGGATTGATGAAGCAGTATGAATTATCAGCAGGTAGATTGCACAGATTACCCACTGATTGGATGAAGCAATTGTTGGCCAGTGCCAAAACAGTCTGTCCAAGTGCCACACTGATACATACCGCCTCTAAAAGACAATGGCAACATGCTAATGGTACTGGTTGGGACGCTCCGGTGGCAATGGCTCATGTATTAAAAGAAATTTATGAGCAAGAACAACCTGAAGGGTTTGAACCTAGTTTCATACCACAAGTGAAAGTTGGTATCGCTGAACGTAACATCAGTGAAGAGTCAGAAGCACAAACTGCCTTTAGAAAATATGTCGGATGAAGTCTTCTACAAAGTAATAGTGACACAAAACAACAAAGAAGATATCTTATATTATGGTTACATGTTTTATCAAACTGTTATGGAAGATGTTGAATTGTTGTATGAAGAAGGCGCTGATGCTGTTGAAATGGAAATGATAACTGAACAGGAGTTCAATGAACAACTTTGAGAATCTAACAAATTTGCCTGATATAACTTTCAAATCCAAAGGCAAACCTCAATTGGCTGAATTGGCCCGTTATGTTGATCATATGAAACAAAGTTTGTTTGATGAGCAATGGAGTCATGGCACAAAGAAGCATATAAAAACTGCCATGACATTGTACATTAGATCCATGCAAAAACAGTTGGCGCCAATGGGTGCCCACTACCGAGCGGATAACATCATTGGCAAACAACATCTAGAACATGTGATACCACAAAACAAAATAATTACGGCTTATCTGCACGACAAGATCACAGCAGAAGTGATGTTACAGATGCCTTTGTGTATGATAGATGATCCAGACAAACACATGTTTGAAGGTGACTGGCAACAGGCAGGAGACTGGCATTTTCCTTTTAGAAGATACCTATCAGCAGGATTTACAAAAACAATCAAGGATGTTACAGGCAAAGCAATAGATCTTCAAAATTACACTTTATATGATCATTTTGACATGTTGGGGTACAAGGTTGACTAATTTCCATTTGTGTTATATAATGGTAATAACAACACACATTGAGTAAATGGTGTAAATCATTTGTAACCTCAATTTGTACACCCGCCTTAGGGATTTATTTGTATGCCTAGGGGTTGTGACAGCCGTCTGGGCGAGATACATTGTTTACTCGTGTGTTAAAAATTATGAGCAAGACAAAAGAACTATTAGAAGGATTGAATCAAATCACTGCCAAGCCATCTGTACCAGATCCAATCTACACATCTGTGAGTAATCAATACGGAGAAAAAGCGGACGGTAAGCCTATCTACATCGATAGACTGTATGGTGGACTTTATGGCGATACAAAAGTTATTAACAAAGACCATACCACCTATAAAGGCAAGATACATAAACGAAGACGATTGCTTAGTAAAAAAGATATACACGGCGAGCCTTACAGTTTTTATAGTGTGTGCTATGAAACAGCAGACGGTAGATGGTTTGACAACGCAGGTTTGCCCATAGACGCACCTAAGAAACTTGAACCAGAAAAGAAAAAAACACAAGAAGAAATTGAGGAAGAACAACAACAAAAGGCAGAAATGGCCAAACGTAAAGAAGCCGCTATACTGGCAAATCTAAAATGACATCACTCGCAAAACTTTTAGAACCTAGCAAATACAGACTTATGGACAATGCCAAACGTATGATGGAGACTGCAAATGATCCATGGTTTAAATCATATTGGCAAAAAGTGTATGTTCATCTCTGTCAGCAATACAAAAAACTCAACTAAATATTTACGTAGCGCCACATAGTGTGACGCCGGCTTTTACAACGACGCATCCGAGTACCGTTAGGGAAAGGCCTTTTATGGGAATCCAGCGCCGTGCCGTAAGCGATAACATCGCCAACAATCAACATAGTGTAGTATGGTAAACAAGGTATTGACTCCACCGTGCTTCTATGCTACACTACATTATTATTGGAGAAGTGTATGCAAGTAAAAAGAAAGTTACGACCTAGCGAAATAAATGCCAATTACGGGGATCTACCAAAAGATATAAACTCATATATCAATGACAGTGTTATGGCCAAACAGCCAGAAATAGATCTTTGGCAGTTTATGCAGACAAGACCTGACAAGTTGTATGAAGAATGGGCATACGAAGTTGACTCGGACACCACCACAACATATGACGCCAAACCTTTTACAAGATTAGATTTAAATAAAAAAGACTTTTTTGACTATATGAGAGATCACAAAGACACTTGTCAAAAAAAGTTTTACGAACGTAGACCTTATCATAATGGAAGAAGTGAACTGACAGAAAACTTTCCTATGCAATGTGGTTACAACTCAGGTAACACAATCGAATACAATTGGGGATTGTATGGAAACAGCAATGAAGAAATCAAAGAAATGTTGGGATCAAGAAAAGTTTGGGAGGATCAAATTGGAATAGATTATGACACCGCATTGATTAGATTATTGTGCTATATGCCAGGACAAATTTTGCCATGGCACGTGGACAATCTCGGAAACTGGTGCAGAAATAACAAAAATCTTAATCCTAACATAGACACAAGAATTTGTGATTTAGGACCTATCAAAAGATATCTAGTAATGATTACTGATTGGCATTGGGGACATGTGATACAATTTGAAAACAGTTACTTTCCTAATTACAAAAGTGGAGATGTGTTTGATCTACCTATACCAAGGCCACACTGCTCTGCTAACATGGGAATGAGGATCAAGTTAACATGTAGTATCAGTGGTGCACAGACACACGACTATACACAATGAAACTAAAGCATCCAATATCAGAGACACGTCTTGATCCAAAGGACGCAGTGCCAAACGAAATATTAGAACAATATCCATGGCATTGGAATCCTATGGAACAGAATCATACAGATGCAAATCATTTTATGAAAAACATAGACTTTGATTGGAAAGGTCTAGGTGATTGGGCAATTCAACAATGCAATACACATCTTACACCTCAAAAATATTGGCGTTTTGATTATGAACAAGATGCCATATATCATGCTAAAGAAAATGTTAACAACATGCCTATCAAGGAACAGGCATTGATGGCATTTAAAAATAATACGCATAGTGAACACAACAGCCAATATTTTAAAATTGCCAACGAAGAATTTAAACACTGGCTAGGTCCTTTACAAGATATGTTTCCAAACTTGAAAAAAGAAAAGATGGGTATTAGTCTTTTTGTGCAACCACCAGGCCACACTATGTTTACTCACGTTGATACTTATAGTAGTTTTATTAGAAGGACAGGTGATGCCAAAGCAGACTACACTGTCTTAAGGCGTTACATGGCGTTTGTGAGAGATTGGGACTTTGGACATTTTTTCCATTATGGAAATCATTGTTTCAGTCAATGGCGATCAGGAGACTGTTGGGATCTTGTGCCTGGCGTGTACCATGGTAGTGCTAATGCAGGAGTCAATCCTAAAATTACCATACACTGGAGTGGCGAATTGAAAGATGTTGGATAATCAATATTTCAAAAAATTTCTTAAAGAAAAAAATGTAGACTTGCATCAGCACATTGATATCAATAAATTATGTAATCTAGATATTGAGCCAAGTGAATTTGAAAAATTTGCCAACAAACACAGGCAAGAAGCCACAGTAAAGTGGTATCATCCAAGACCGTTTTTAAATGCTGAAACAAATGAACAAGCCATCAATGCCAATTGGATTGGCTACAACGAGCACAATACTACAGAAAGCAATTGGGGACTAGACCCAAAGCACAACCAAACGCTGAAACAGATGATAGGCAAAGATAACTTTATTAAAATGGGAATTGATCCAAACGAAACATTATTGAGACTGTTAGAGTATATGCCTGGGCATTGTTTACCTTTACACTACGACGGCTTTGAAGGATTCAAAAGATTATACGGCAAGGATGACAGCACTAGATTTTTTGTGGCCATAAGTGAATGGGATTGGGGTCACGTGTTACAGGTACACGATAATATAATATCTAACTGGCAACCTGGGGATACATACATTATTCCAGCAGGTGTATGTCATGCCAGTGCTAATTTTGGCATCAGTGCAAAATACACTTTGACTGTGACAGGAGTGAGAAAATGATTTCAAATGTAGCAGGCGATAGACTATACACACAGATCAAAGAAAGATTATTGGATGCTTATGATCATATTCACAGTACTGGCAATTGGATAGATGACAAGTACACAAATTCAGTTGAACAAAAACTTAAACTAATTACAGGCAGACGTCATGCCAAACTTGTTACCTCAGGCACAACTGCAATCCAAGTTGCTTTATTGGCGTGGGAACTGATTGATAAAAAAATTGCCTGTGTGAATTATAGTTACATTGCAAGTGCCAATCAAGCCGCCATGCTGAATCATGTTGATTTTTTTGATGTGGATGCAAATGCACTACTTGACATTTCAACAGAATTCAATCAAGATGCAGTCATACCTGTGTCGTTGTATGGCAACACCATTGACTATGACAATTTGACCACAAGTGTAAGTACCAAGGTTGTAGTTGACTGTGCTCAAAGTCTAGGTGCCAAGTACAAAGGTAAACCAGATGGCAGTTTTGGTGACGTGTCAGTTTTTAGTTTTGCCAGAAATAAACCTGTGCCCACGGCAGGCACACATGGTGCTTTGGTTTGGGATGACGACACAATGACTCACAAAATTGAAGCAGTATCTACTAATGGAAAATTAGGAAGAAACTCACCAATAAGTTCATTTGGCACCAACGGAACACCATATGAATTACAAGCCGCTTGGATTGATATAGGCCTTGATCATATGGAATCATGGCAACAGAAAAGAAAACAGATACACGATTACTACCGTGATGCGTTTCATGATGTGCCTTGTAGAATTATTGAACCAAACAAGCACTGTGAATCAAATAATCATAAATTTGCCATGGTGGTGGATAGCCGAGATGATTTATTTGATCATCTACAAAAAAACAATATACAGGCTCTAAAACATTACACAGACAATTTTGCAAACTATTTTGGTTCTGATAAAACTTTTACTAAAACAGATTTATTGTGTAAATCAATTATAACACTTCCCAACCATGCGTGGATGACTGACGCGGAAGTAGACACAGTAGCAAACAAAGTTATAGAATTTTACAAATGAAAAAAATTGCAGTCATAGGACACGACGGAACACTAGGATCAGAATTGATGAAACAGTCAAATACTGTGGCTGTGCCATGGATGTTTGAAAACGATCAAAAAATAATTGCTGATTGGTTTGAGTCTAATCATGACGTGGACACTGTATGGCATGTGGCAAGGACCTGTAGAAAACAAGGAACAAGACGCGACTCTGATACTTTTCTCATAGAACAAAAAGGTATGTTGGATCTAATGCAAACTAGAGCAAGACACTGTAGGTTTGTGTATGCTTCAAGCAAGATAGTATATGGTCTTGGCGGAGTAAGTGACAATCCAGAAGAAGTGTTGCCAGTTCATGATGTGGCCAAGCATTTTCTTGATAGCAAGGTGGGTATTCATAACTGTCCAGAATGGCAAAAAACCCGGCAGGTAAACATAAATGATCTCGACACTAAGCGAGCCATATATGCCTGTACAAAATTGAGTAATGAACAAATCATACAAAAATATTGTTCCAATTACAAAATTATTAGAATATGGGACATAGCATAGATTATAGAAAACTTTACCAAAAAGTTGAAACAGTTAACGATTGGCTGGATCTATTGAAGAATCCAGAGTTCAATTGGACTGAGTGTATGTTGAGTTTGTCAAATTACGAACCAGGGGATTACAGTTTTGAAAAAATAGGCAGTATAGGCGGCTCGTGGAATTTCCAGCAGGATAATTTGATATTAAAAGCATCTCAAAGTTTAGACAATAATGATTATGCAGACAAATCAGAAATAGATTTTAAAAAACAACACAATTTTGATCACGGGTATATGGAATACGAGTCAGACCAATTGGCACACTCCATTGCCAAGGCATTGGGTTTTACAGATTACAAGGCCGCCATCAACGTACAAGAGCCTGGCAGTATCAAAAACCTACACGCGGATTCATTGAATGGTTGGTTCAAAGATGTCGACAAATATAAGAATGTCAAGTTGGACAAGCATCTCAAACAACCAGTGGGCACCCAAGGATTGCATCGTGTGTTTATTGCATTGACAGACTGGCAACCAGGCTGGATGTGGCAGTTTGGAGTTGATCATTGGACCAATTGGAAAAAAGGTGATGTCATTAATTTCGATTGGCGTAACGTTCCGCACTGCACCGCAAATGCTGGTTACTCCTCGAGACCCATTTTGAAAATCACAGGCATCAGTACATTTATTGATAATAATAAGCACTTTAATATTGCACTATAAATACTACGGAGTCAAAAAACCTATAGGAGACAAACTATGTACAAGTTTGAAACTAAGACCAACGAAGAAGGCGTTATTGAAAACGTAATCAATCACCAACCAGAAGGATACAATCCATCAACTGGTATATATGCTTCTTCATACATTTTCCAAGGTGAATGGGAAGATGAACTTAAGGCTCTAAACTTTACTAAAAGAGGTAAAGGCTTCAAAGAAGTTGAGAAAGTTGACGCCATGAAAGGTCAAGACACTCAATACCTTTACAATTCTTTTAGAAGTGCTGATGGTAAGGACACTACTCACGATCAGTTACAAGACTTCTGGGCAGAAGAAAATCCAGCAGACTACAAAGACACTAATTCAAAACTTTCTTCACCAAAACTGGCCGCGATCTGCGATTGGTTCCAGTGTGAGAAAACTAGAATTAGAATCTTTCAGCAACAACCAGGTGCTTATATGCAAATGCACACAGACTTTGATAACCAAAGAGGTAACGAATACGGTGAGACTTTGAGAATCTTTGTGCAATTGACAGATCAACCAGGTGGTGCTTGGTATAGATTCAAGACTGCTGATTCAGAAGTTAGCATTAACTTACAAAAAGGTCAGTTTTTGATTTTCAATCCAGATCATACTGGACACCAAACTCAAAACTTAACTGACGTTCCAAGAAATGCTTTCATGTTAGTTGTTAAAAGAAACGCATGGTTAGACGCTTTGACACAAAACGAGACTATGACTTTTATCAATGTAAATGAACTTGCAGAGCAAAAGAAAGCAGTTTAAACTACTTTACAGAAACGTAGCGGTGTGTTATAATACCGCTACGACAATTTATGCCTGATTCATACACACAAGATAAATGGAACGCAATCAACACAGTGCAAGATTTTTTATCATTTTGTGAAGATCCGCAGTGTGATACTCAAAATTTTTTTACAAGTTTAATTGATATCAACCAAAGTAGTTTTTGGCACGCAGGCAATGTTGACTTTGACATAGACATAGAGGATTTAATATCACAGACACCTGAGATAAAAGCAAGTGAATTGTCACTAACTACCATGCATCCTGCAGAATTAAAATATCATCAACAACATAATTTTGGTAACGGATATGACAGGATAAAACCAAACGCAGACGTCTTAAAAATTGTGTCAGCATTAGGATTTAAACAAAATGCAAGTGTTTGGGTAAACAATCAACCCCCAGGGTCGTTGATGGGTAGGCATGTAGATAGTATCAGTTGTTTCACCTATGAAAACTCTAATGAAGAACAGATTCTTAGAATGCAATATGATAAAAAATTACGGCAACCATCTTTACTAAAACCAATTTGGAGATGTTTTGTAGCACTAGCAGATTGGCGTCCAGGACAGATTGTAAATTTTGAACCTAATTTTTGGACCAACTGGAAAAAAGGAGATGTTGTGTTTTTTGATTGGCGACATACTCCGCATAGCACAGCAAATTGTAGTGACCAAGCACGACCATTCTTGAAAATCACAGGAGTCATTGAAAAAGACGATTGGGTAATTGAATCCAAAACAACCAAGCCATACCAGTTTTCAATACATGAATAACATTAATGACCAGTGGTGGTATGAAGTCAATGGACAAAGGTTTGACAACAAACTAATTGCAATAAAAAATTCTAATGAAAAAACACAGCCGGTACATTTTCATTGCCCAAAAAATTACTACACACAAGACTTCTCCAAAAAACCTACAGACACTCTGGACGTATTATTAAAACAACAAGCACAAAAAATACGCGATACATACAAAACTGTTAGATTATACTTCTCGGGTGGGTCAGACAGTTATCTTGTGTTGAAAACATTTATTGATAATAAAATACCAATTGACGAAATAATTTGTTTGAAAAGTGGATTAGGTGAATCAGACTTTGAAATAACAGATTATGGAATTCCATTACTCCACAAACACAAAGAGTCATTACGTCAAACTAAAATTACAATCAGTGAGCCATCTATCAAAGATTACTATGACTATTACCACACAGGTGTTACAGACAAAAAAATTGAAATTGGTTATTTCACCTATCACTCATATCTACGATTGCATCAACAACATGAAATATGGAACGAACAAAATATTAATTCAGAAACTGCAAACATAAGAGGCTTTGACAAACCAAAAGTAATTAAAGTAGGTGAGGACTGGTACACATATTTTGTTGATGTGGAAATTGAACCTATGGGTCATATGATAAATTTTTTCAGTATTGATCCTAACATACAGAGCAAACAAGCACACATGCTTTTGGAAAAAATTCACACAATAAATTATGAGAAAGACACAGATATCTGGAATAATCAAAAATTTTGGAATGAAAGCATTGGCAGAAATTTCACAAACGACTTACCCTTGAAAAATATATTTTTAGGTGCAAAAAATAATTTTGTAAACCACAACAACAATCAATTTTATTATTACAACACAAAAGAAAAATTTGCCCTCGAACATGTTAAGTCTCGTTCAAGTGATATCCTTGACATGTATGCGCATAGCCTAGATGAACTAAATCAGTATACTACAAACACATGGTGGAACAACAATAAACCTGAATTAGGCACCATTGGTATATTTTCAGAATTTTTTTGTCTAACCAAAAAATCAGTTAAAACTGTAGACGAATTATATCCAGATGGCTTTAAAAGTCAATGGAATAGCGGTTTTTAACATAGTTGACGGAAATACCATTACCTGCTATAATAGTGGTAATTTAGGAGGAACAACTATGTATAAATGTTCAGCGAAAGCACAATTAGTAATGGATCAGGTTAGAGCAAGATGTCAATCTGATACACAGACTAACAACAAGTGGACTGGTAGATCTGGAAACTACATGTATATCATGGGCAGAGAGAATGCTGATGGTAAGGCAACAGGTGTTGTACACAAGATTTCAGAAGACGGTTCGCACAAATTATGTGGATCATTTAAAATTATGAGTGATGGAATTATCACTAGATTCACTGGTTTGTCAAAAGCAGACTGGAATTCATTTATGAATTCTGCAGAAACAGAATACAAAGCAAAATATTCTGAGACTGCTCCAGCAGAAGAAACAACAGCAGAAAAAGTTGCTGTGTAAATACAGAAAAGATAGCAGGTTCGCAAGTTTGCAATATTTTTCGCGGCCTGCTATCATTTATTATGCAGAAAAATACATTTAACAATCTACGTTTAATATGTTTCACAGTGGTTTTAATAACCATCGTTATTGCTTCTGCATTTTTAGTTGGCACATTTTATCCGAACAAGTGGACTACTTTAAATATTCAAAAGGATTTTCATAAAAAAGAAGTAAAAGAAGTCATATATTTAGGTTTGGTACAACCTGAATTTGAATACACAGACAAAGCCAGTTTTATTACAGCAACAGGCAAGTGTATTGATTATCTTAACTTCACCACAGACAGATTGAGCAGAGTGCCCACATCCATGATTATTGCCATGGCCGGCGTTGAATCTGGTTGGGGTACCAGTAGATTTGCCAACGAAGGTAATGCACTTTTTGGTGTAAGAACTTGGGATGAAACAGTACCACAGATCAAACCACTGGATCTACCTAATGCAGATTTTGGTGTCAAAAAATACAAAACGAAATGTGACAGTGTCAAAGACATGGTTCGTATATTGAATTCACATCCTGCCTATGAAAAATTCAGAGAAGAACGAGAAAAACAAATAGATGCAGGTAAATGGGAGTACAAGGCGTTGTTAAATGGCATAACTGCATGGAGTACCAACCCAAAATACAAAGATATTAT